CTCCCCTTGCATACCGCCTCCTAGAGAGGCTAGTATATCTTCAAGATTTGCCATGATAGATGAAATGTCTCCATTTTCTCTACCCAGTCCTACTGAACCTTCGGCATCATCTCCTACTACCTCACCCTCCATTTCTGGATCGGCTGGCATTTCTTCACCTTCTTCACCTGGCATAGATTCAGGAGCAGCTTCTGGGTCAATACCTTCTTCTTCGGGCATTTCTTCTCCCGGAGGCATTTCTTCTTCGGGCATTTCTTCTCCTGGAGGCATCTCCTCGCCTGGAGGCATTTCCTCACCTGGCATTTCCTCACCTGGCATTTCCTCATCTTCCATGCCTAGTTCCTCTTCTGGAATCTCCCCTTCCATCCCTTCTTCCTCAGCTCCCATTGCATTTGCACCTGTTAAAGTTCCAAGAACATCAATTACCTGTGATAGGTCTTGAGTTAGACGTGGGACATCAATATAGTTAACAAGGATAGCGTTTTCGTTTAGATTTTCATCTGAAGAACTTAAACATTCTTGGATAATATCATTTACATCTAAAACTTCTACTCCACCTTTATTACTTATGAACTTAGCAAAGTTTTTAGTTACATCTTGAAGGATTCCCTCTTCCATACACATTGAAAGTACTTCAAAGAATACAGAATGAGTTTTAGAGAGATTACTAAAGGTAGGTACAAACTTTAAATTAGCTACGTTAACTCCATACTTTTCACTAAGGAGGTTAATAAGTTTTTTCTTTACTGGCTTCTTAGTTTCATAAATCTTAGATACGAATTCCTTAATATCTTTCTTTAAAATAGTGTCTGTAGAATTTACTTCGTAGATAGAAGTTAAAGTCTCATTTAAATCATTTTTAGTTGCAAAACTAAAGTATGGGACCTCTTCAATTACTTTCTCCATAGTTTCTACTAATGTTTTATCATCTGAGAAGATACATGAAGCTAGTTCTTGTATAGCTTGGTTAGTTGCCCATACCCCTGAGAAGTTCTCCTTAGACTCAATAAGCTCTTGACGCATAAGTTCCTGCTTACATACCATTTCATAGAGATTATTACCTTCTTTAAGATCTATTTCAAGCTTTTTAGCATTGTTAACGTTCTCAAGAGTGAGATTAATATTAGAACTGAATACATTGGACATCGCGTTTACAATACCAGCGCTATCCTTAATTTCCTTGTTACCCATTAAGGTTTCTTTATTTTCTGAGATAAATGCTGTTAAAGCATCTTTAGCTTCTGACATCTTTTTAAACTCACTTGACTCTACAATAGTAGTATTTTTAGCAAACGAGTTAGAATGTTTAGTAAACTTAAAGCGTAGAGATTCTAAATCATTACGACTTTCAAACAGATTAAGAACATCCGTAAAAGAGGTATCAGCTCTATCAAAGCGGCTCTCCCTAAGATCAGAGACGAAGTTTGTAATACCCTCAGCTACAATACCATCGATTCTCTTTGATGATAAGTAATCATCTACCGAATCAGTTTTCAAGTCCTCTAGGACAATTACAGAATCCTTTATAGTGTACTGACATGTAATTATATTCTCATTCTCCGAAAGAAATTGAACTTTCTTGTCTTGTGAATTTACAGTAAATACTTTAAAGTTTTCCCGTAGTGAACGGCTTAAGTAATCCGCAGCTTTGTGCAGATTGGTAAGATTCTTATTTCTATTTTCTAATAGCATGGTTATATCCTAATTTATATACGTGGTGTTTTTTATTTTATTTTGGTTTATTCTTGTGAATTACATTGGAGGCTCTTCTGGAGGTACGCCACCGGCTTCTTCCCCTCCCATTTCTGCACCGCCTAACTCAGATCCAGGTTGAGGTGGAGCCATAGCTGCTTGCTGTTCCATTTCGGCTTCCATTGCCTCGTCTGCTAGTTCCTTCATTGTATCCTTAATTTCTTTGATTTCATTCTCATTCATTTGGAAATAATGCTCATAAATGTAATCATCAGGGAACAACTCAAGCCCTTTCACGGCTTGTACGACTCTAGTCTTCATCTCATCTAACTCTAATCTACGCTTCTCCTGAAGGTCTGAAGGAGGGCATAGAGTGACTTCTACTAGCTTAATGAGGTTCCTATCGAATCCTCTAAGGGTTAAATGTCTCTTAACCATCAGATCAAGGCTAGATTCTACTTCACGCTGAAGTCTCCCAACAGCACGAGAAAATTTAATGTCCAGCTGAGATAAGTTTGATTTGCGCTCAGGACTTTGTTCTTTCTCTACGATAAAGTCTTGTGGTACTTTAAGGGCTGCGAGGAGTTTATCACGGAAGTACTTAACATCATCAGTCTCACCTAGGTTTTGAGCTCCTGGGAGAGTTTCGATTTTAGTACCATTTCCTTTACCTTTTACAGGTACAAAGAAGTCTTCGTCAGTTGATAAAGGGTTATAACGCTCATTAACTTGACCTGATGTAGGATCAAAGAATTTTTCCTTCTTAAACTTTTGCTTAAGACGTTCCATAAACATCTCTACTTTAGAGGTAGGTAAATTACCCGTATCCACATAAAATACACGACGCTCTGGAGCTCTGGCTAATCTGTAGATTAACATAGCATCTTCCATAAGCTTCAACGATCTCCACGCATTAATAGCGGGAAATACAATTGATTTACCATAAGGGTAGAAATTAGGATCTGATGTGTGGATACGGAAATGGGAAATCTGATCTTTGTTTAAATCTAAAAATTTACCTGAACCGTTTGTATTGGCACCCGCATCTTGCATACCTCCACCTGATCGAACATCTGGAACTTCCTGCATAAACTTTTGCAGGTATCCATATTCGTTTTCTACTCTAGTAATATAGTTTGGATTTAGAATTTTAATACGTTGTATGCCTGCTGAGGTATTATTTAAGTCTACGATATTCTCTATAAAGCAATCACCGTACTTAGCGACGTTTCTGAATATATCCCAAATATATCGACGTAGGTTAGTAGTTCGGATAAAGTTATCAATTTCAATCTTAATAGCTTCACTAGCTGAATCTACGTGTAGGATATCCCCATTCAAGTGCTTCTGAGTACCATCATCTGCGTAAATATCTAAAGCTGCTCCGATCTCAGGATATTCATCCATTTTCTCATAATCAGTATATCTCTTCTTTTTATCATACTCAATTTGAGGTAGGTGGACCATACCTTTACTAATACCAATGCCTGGGAGATCAGAAAAGATGTCCGTAGCTTTAATAGTATCTCCTGAAAGTCTTCCACCTCTTTTAGGCTTCCTACCTCGAGTAGAGAAGAATTTACCAAAGAACCCAGATGATTTTCCGGTAGCTGGTTGCAAATGCCCGGTATTATTAGGTTGCGGGAATTGTGTAATTGATTCGTTTAAGTTTTGATCTTTATCTATTTTAGAAGCCATGATGTGTCCTCGTGCGTGTCACTATTATTAGATACCCTTAGCAGACTAGGTAATTCTTGTTTTGTTTCTGAATCCTCTGCCTTGCCAATCTCTGCAGGGAGTCCGGTACTTAAGTCTACGGATATTAAAGCAGCTAGCCCTAAGCTCATAACCAAATCGTCATGATAGCCTTTGTCCGCTTCGATTTTACCAGTATCGGTGATAATAAAGGTGTTTAATTCATCTACTGTCCGCTCAGAGTTAACCCTAAATCTCGAGGTACGTAAAGACTCTTCTAAGAAACTTAGTACCTTTTCTCTAGACTGAGTGGTCATTTGGAATCCAAATTCTTGTTTATCATCCATCCAAATATTTTCATATTCAAGTCTTTCAAATAATTCTTGAATAAGAGGTATTCCTAATCCGTTACGTTCAACTACTACGTGAGCCATATTATAATCATTACCTGTATCGTGGATAGATCTTGCAAATTCAGATAGTGAGGTTTTATTTGAATAGAACTCTGCTACCTGCTCACCGTTGTATAAGTTAATAACATGAAATGCAGAGAAATCCTGACCTCTTCCATAAGAGGCATCAGCTGCTAAAATATATTCGGCATAAGGATCAGGATGCTTCCAAACTCTAAGATGACCCGAAGTCTTTACACTGTATTCACCTACGTGAGTTGAGTTCAATCTTTTTAAAGTATCTCTATCGATAAAAGTGTCACCAGTACCTAGGAATGAACATTCAAACTCTTGTTCAAACATTCTAGCACCAATAATAGGAAAGTTTTTCTTATACCATTCATCCGTATACTCAGGATGCTCTCTCCAATTAATATCAATAGGATTGAAATCGTTAACTTCATCTACTGCATCCCTATACAACTCGTAGTATAAATTA